CGGCATCCTGCTGAACGGTTCGTACCGCGAGAACATGCTGGAATCCGGCGTGTACAACTACGTGGAAAAGTACATCCGCACCACGGGGTCCGCGCCGTTCGGGCTCTACATTTACAACTTCGGGCTGGAGGCGAGCAACGCCGCGTACCAGCCCAGCGGCGCCATCAACATGAGCAAGTTCTCCACCATTGAGCTGGAATTCAGCACGTACGTGCCGCCGCTGGACCCGAACGCCCAATCCTACACGATTTGCGACCCCGAAACGGGCATCCCGTTGGGGGTCAACAAGCCGCAGTGGCGCATTTATGGATACAACTACGACCTCACGGTGCTGGAGGAGCGGTACAACGTGCTGACGTTCATTGGCGGCAACTGCGCGCTCATGTACGCAAGATAAATTGCATAGCACTTTAGCGCGCCTAGCGCCTAGCGCCTAATGCCTAATCCCTAATCCCTAATCCCTAATGCCTAATGCCTAATAATAATAATATTATAATAATGTAGTATTATAATACTTTGCGCGCCAGAATAAAAAAAATGTCAATGACAATGACCAAACTCAGCGACGTACAGGTGCAGTCGGAGGCACCCGCCTCGCCTCACGTAATTGGCGAATACTTCAAGTTGATTACAAAAATATTGGCCTGGATCATCCTGTTTTGTTGGACCACCACGTCCAATTACTTGAACTCGCTGCACATTGACACCGACACCATGTATCCCGTGTTTGGAACGAAGGAAGTGCGCACCGATGGTTCAGCGGTGGGCTCCGTGAAAATGAGACCAGCCGATAAACAAACCGAATTTACCAAACTTGATAATTATGGATACCAGCCCGGGCGTCATTTTATTTCAGAACAACTTTTGAGACGCACTCCGTCCAATCCGTATGCCACGTGGGTTGATCCAGGGCCCATCAACATGTCCAAACAGGATGAAGTCATTGACAAAATCGGGCTGCGGTGGTGGTTGGAACGCACCCAGCAGTCGTGCTATCAGCTGGGTGGCCTGATTATGCACTACGTGTTTAATTTTTTCAATAGGCACGTGCAAGATTTTGAAAAAGCAACCCCATCTTCCGAAACCTCCGTGGTTATTAAACTATTTATGTTTATAAAGTGGTTTATATTCGGCATTTTGTCCAATGTACTGTTCGCGTGTTTTTTGGCGCTCGTGTTTTTAATCTGGATTCCAGGATTTATCGGGGGCGTCACCGCGTTCATGCCCCGGACGTACTTCATACCGTCCGCTGGCATCCAACTAATCATGCAAGCAATCGTTCTGTTTTGGTCATTTGTGTTGACGTGCGTGGCAAGCTTTGTGCTGGTGGCGCCAGTCCTCTATTCGCTTGGGCATTTGTTGTACATGCTGTTTTTCAAACAGCTGAACGACGATCCCGCTCGGTTTGGAGACGAGCTGTTGAAGCGCATGAGCCAACTTATTCCCATTTTTACCGTAGTGGCACTTGTCGCGGCGTTTGCGTCCAATCAACTGCCGAATGAAACCAAACAAACGGTGGGCGCCGTGTTTGCGGCCACCTTGCTGTACACCCTAGTTACTAGGGTTCAGTCCAAAACAAAACGCGCATAATATCATAATAATATACAAAATATCATAATATACAAAATATCATAATAAACCCAATCATTATGATATTACATATTACATATACTGCAATGCATCCATTTGTCAGCGTGTGCACGCCCACGTTCAACCGCCGCCCGTTCATTGCCGCCATGATTCAGTGCTTTAACCACCAAACGTACCCGCGCAACCGCATGGAATGGGTCATCGTGGATGACGGCACCGACCCCGTGGAGGACCTCGTGTCGCAGCATCCGTGCGTGAAATACTACCGACTAGAAAAAAAAATTTCCCTCGGCAATAAGCGCAACCTCATGCACGAAAAGGCGAGCGGCGACATCATTGTCTACATGGACGACGACGACTACTACCCGCCCGAGCGCGTGTCGCACGCGGTGTCCACCCTCCTGGACCACAAAAAACGGAAGACCGGCGTCAAACTGGCGGGCAGCAGCGAAATGTGCATTTATTTCAAAACCGGGGAACTACGTGCCACGCATTGCGCCCCGCACCCCTCTTCGGGGGGACATGCGTCCCCCCTTACCCCTTATTCGGAAAACCTACGGACCGGGGAACGTAGTTCCCCGCAAATGGTGCAGTTCGGCCCCTACGGTCCCAACCACGCCACCGCCGCCACGTTTGCCTTCTGGAAGGAGCTGCTCGCCGAACTGAACTTGTCATACGATGCGGACGCGTGCCTGGCAGAAGAGCGCGCGTTCTTGCGCGGGTACACCGTTCCCATGGCGCAGCTGGACCCCATGAAGGTCATCCTCGTGTTTTCGCACGAGCACAACACGTTTGACAAGCGCATGCTGCTGCAAAATTTGGGCAACCCCCACTCCGGCATGCGCGTCAGCGAAAGGACGGTGTCCGATTTCATAAAGGAACCGGACCTGCTGCAGTTCTACATGCACGACGTGGATGCGGCGCTGCAAACGTACGACCCCGGGCATCCGTCCATGAAACCCGACGTGTTGAAACAACTCCAAGAGAAACTGCAGAAAAACGTGCAACACTCTAACCAGAATGCCCAGAATGCCCAGAATGCCCAGAATGCCCAGAACGCAATATTAAAGGCCGTCATCACTTTCAAAGCGCCAAACGCCAACGAGCGCAGCATGACGGTGGAGGAATTAATACAAACGGTGCAAGCTCAATCCGAAAAATTAGAAAAAATGCGGGAATTGTGTGACAAAAAGATCCGCGAAAATTCGGACCTGCGGTCCACCATCAAGGACCGGGATGAAGTCATTGCCGCGCATTTGGAAACCATTGACCGCCAAAGCGCACTGCTGGATAAATCATAATCAAATCATACTCATAACAAATCCAGCGCGTTGTCGCCATCGCAGTCTTCCTGCACAACCTCGCTGGGATACGTGCATTTGTTCAAGTAGCGCTGCATGCGCTGAATGTCCAATTTCGTGATTTCAAATTCGTCAATGATGTCCTGCATCTGTTTTTCGCTGGCTGAGCCGTTGCCGCTGTTGCCGCTGCCGCTGTTGCCGCTGCCGCTGTTGCCTCTGCCGCTGTTGCCGCTGCCGGCATTTGAAAACACGGACCAGAAAAAGGAGAACAAGTCTTTCTTGTCCATCCCGAATTTCTGGCACATCATTTGAATGAACAGGGCGTTGTTGTACTCGGTGCTGTATTTGGTCAGCACCTTGGTAAACCGCACTTCCGACGGGTTGAACACGGGGCACGGGTCAAACCGGTCATGATACAGTTTATTGTTGTAAAAGGTTTTAATGAGCGAACTCATTTCGTTGAACTGCCAAATCTGTTTTTGAAAGGTGATGCGATCAATGTAGTCCGCAAAACAAATGTTGTCCAGGGCGTCCTTGTAAAACGCGAACGCATCCTGCTGCGCCGGCAGTTTGCTCAACGCGTCCACCACGTTTTCATGCCACAGCAAGCCCACGATGGTGCGGTCCGTCTCGTTCATCATCGCGGAGTGTTCGCTCAGCTTGCACGGCGTGTTGATAATTTTTTTCACGATGGTTTTGCTGTCTTCGTTGTTGGTTTTGAGTTGAAAAATGGTTTGGATGAGGGTCTTGCTGTGGCTGTCAGAGTCCGGGCCCGATTCACCCGATTCAGTCAGCCCATTGTTCAAAATGCCGCCGATGATGGTAATTTTGCGAAGGTCGCCCTGAATGAACCGGGCAACGTGTTTGTGCAGCGCCGCATCATGAGAGTGCAGCACCGATTTCAGAATGACGCCCACTTGATCTAGCGTGGGTATCGGGAGTTCAAACGTTACGCACACTTTCATGAGCTCCCGTATTTTTTTGTCCATGTGATGGTTCCCAATGCATATGATCGGGTTCATGGTCACGTCTTCCAGGCGCTGTTTCTTTGTTTTTTTCGGGCGCATGAGTTTGATGAGCGTGTTGATGCCGCCCTTGTCGCCGTTGTTCATGCCGTCAATTTCGTCCATCACAATGGCAATCCGCTTGGGCTTGCGCTGAAACATGGACAGCACGCTGTGCTCGCTCATGTTGTGCTTGGTGATCAGGTCAATTATGGACTTGTTGCGTATGTCGCCGGCATCGTACTTCACCGTGTCGTAGTTGAGAGATTTAAGCAGCTGCATCACAAATTCGGTTTTGCCCACGCCCGGGTTGCCGTAAATGTATATGCCGCGCCGAATGGCGAGGTCCCCTTTTTGAGCGTGGAATTCATTGAGCGCGGCAGTTACCCCTGCGACAATGTGCTCGCGCCCGAGAACTTGGTTGTAATTTAGCGAGGCCTCATGCGCTGCCGCTGCTTCTGCTTCTGCGGGTTTGGATTTGGATTTGGTTTGGGATTTGGATTGGGATTGGGATTTAGGTTTTAAAAATGCATTCATCGCCCCTCGTCTATATTAAGCATGCGCTGGTGGTTGTATGTTAAGTGTTCCATGTGTTTAATATTGGAATGATTCAAATTATATAAAAACCATAAAAATAATAAAAATACATAGTATATCAAATTAACACATGGATTCGGGTCAAGGTTCAAGATCCTTTTTGTCTGGACTCAATTTTCAGCGCGTCGTCATCATTATCGCCATCATCATGCTCATCGTGGCAATGGTGTTCATTGGACACGCAATCTACCGACAATCCGTTGCAGGGTCGTGGCCGCCAGTTACCCCGAAATGTCCCGATTACTGGACAATAGATCCCACCGCTACCGATACCAATGGATGCAGGGCACCATCAGGAACAATTCCTCAGTGCGAATACAACGGTATACCGGGTCCCTGCCCCTAACTGAATTGAGTTTCACAGTGATAAATAAAATAATTATATGTGTATACTTCAATAGTGTACACACATATTCAATGCAGCAGTACCAACGCGTTCCCGGATCGTCGTCGTCTTCAAATCCAAATTCAAATATCAGAAGTCATTACGCCAACGGGCGCATTGACATATTGGGCCCCACGGTGGAGCAGCAGTTCGCCATGTACGACAAAATCCCGAACTCCGACAAGTGCTCCTCATTTCATGACGCCATGGTGGGGAACTGGTACGACACGCCGCTCAGCGACGCCTTTTTTAGCGCGAGAAACATGGAATCCGTGCAAAACGCGCTTCGCAACGGCGTGTATGCCATGTCCAACGGCGCATACTTGATCGGTCCGCAGGACTGCGACAACTTGAAGATGATCATGCGCAGCGTGTTTCTGCAGAGCGCCATGAATTTGGCCACCGACATACCGGGGCAGATTGTCGCGCTCAATAAAATCGTGGTGGACATGTTCGTCCCGAAGCTGTGCAGCGAAGCGCGGGCGTACCTGCAATACAAGCGCGATGCCAGCACCATGTATAAGCCAATTGACCGCCCCATTTACTCCGCGCAAAATGACAAGACGCTGGAACTTAAACCGTGGTTCTAACCGGGGAACTACGTTCCCCGAACCCCTCCTTATCAGAAAACCCTTATCAGAAAACCTACGGTTTTCCGAACCTTTCCCTTGTCGGGGAACCTACGGACCGGGGAACCTGAATTACATTATAAATTTAATAAAAATTGAATTACTTTGCACATGTAATTAATTCAATTCAATACAACAATCAACCCCAATACAACAATCAACCCGGCACCCATCATGCCATCATCGCGTCTCGCATTGTTCAAGCAGCAATCTAACCGCAATCACGAATTTGAGAGATACCTAACATTGTCCGAAGCAAATGCAAATTCAGCAATCACAATTGACAGCACCCGCGCGTACGTCATTGCCCTGCCCCTCTCCTACTTTGTTTCAAAACAAGGAGGCAAAGGTTGTCACAGACCCAAGGGCAAGGCGGATGCAATGCCGTTCGAAAGTTTCCGCATCATCAACGTGCAGCACCGCGGCGGCAACGCGCACTCCCTCGTTCTCATTAAGAGCCGCGCCATTCGGACCAACATGTATAACATTTCCATCTTTGAATCCAACGGGCGCAACGGCTTCTGCGGCATCCGCATCCTGGATGACCACGACAAATCCATGAAAAACGTCACCAAGGCGTACACCTCCATCTCCCCCGAATACAACATCAACTACGGCACAAACGTGCA